ATGAAACGCTGGAAGGTGAATTTATTCAAGATGCTGAACCAGGTATATTTGAAGTGTTGCCCGACGGTTATGATTTCAGACAATTTAATCCTGATTATCCCCACCAGCAATTCGGCGATTTTATCAAAGCGACCTTGCGCGGGATTTCTTCGGGCTTAGGCGTGGCTTACAACGGTTTGGCGAATGATTTGGAAGGTGTGAATTATTCTTCCATTCGTGCAGGGGTTCTTGAAGAGCGCGAGCAATGGAAAGGTTTGCAGACCTGGTTGATTGATTCATTCATGCGCCCTGTCTTTGAAGGCTGGCTTGATACGCAATTAGCCATCGGAACGCTCAAAGTGCCAAGCAAAGAAGGGATTATGAAACCCTTACCCGCAGATCGCTTTGATAAATTCCGCCAAGTTTCGTTTCAACCACGGAGATGGGCTTGGGTTGATCCACAAAAAGACATGAACGCTAATGCTAAGGGCATTGAGCTGATGCTTAAATCGCGTTCTGAAATTATCCGCGATTTAGGGCGTGACCCCGATGAAGTTTGGGCTGAAATCGCCCGTGAAAATATAGCACTTGAGAAACTTGGCATTTCGCCTGAAGAGGCAGATTTAAAGATGAAATCTATGATGAAACAGGTGGATTATGAAATGTCGCAGGAGTTAGCCGATGCCTAAGATTAAGAAAGATATTCAACAACGCATGCAATCAGAAACATTGCAGCGTGAATTTAGCCTAGACACGCGAGCGATTGATGAAGAAGCCCGCACAGTTGAGCTGGCATTTTCCAGCGAGCTTGAGTATGAGCGCTGGTTTGGTATTGAGATTTTGGATCATAGATCTGAATCGGTGGACATGTCGCGCATGGTAGATGGTGCGGCATTGCTGATGGATCACTCGTGGCGCGACCAAGTTGGCGTGGTGGTATCGGCACGCATTGATAGTGACAAGGTTGGGCGTGCAGTGGTGAAGTTTTCACGCTCGCAACGTGGGCAAGAAGTATTCCAAGATGTGCTTGATGGCATCCGCACCAAGGTGTCGGTGGGCTACAAAATTCATGAGGCGCAACTTGAAAAAACAGGTGATGAAGGCGATACCTATCGCATCACGCGATGGGAACCATTTGAGGTTTCACTTGTATCTGTACCAGCCGACCCATCGGTCGGTGTTGGTCGTTCAGTTTCGGAGCATTCCGAGAGCAAGGCAGGCGCAATGCCTGAAATTACACAACGTAAGGAGGTTGTCATGACGGATAAAGTCGACAACAAAGAGAAGGGCGCGCCAGCTATTGATCTGGATGCTGCTCGCAGTGAAGCACGTGCGGATGCTATTAAAGCAGAGCGTACACGCACGCAGGAAATTGAAGCAGTAGCACAACGAGCTGCCAAATCATTGAACGGTGCTGAAATTAATTTGGCACGTGAAGCAATTGCAGCTGGCAAAAGCGTCGATGCATTCCGTGAATCCATCTTGGAAAAAATGAATGAGCGCGCCTCTGATCAACGCAGTCCATTGGGCTTGAGTGATGCTGAAGCTAATTCATTCTCATTTAATCGTGCTATTGCAGCTGCGGCGCAACGTGATTGGTCAAACGCTGGCTTTGAGCGTGAAGTGTGCGAAGCAACAGCGAAGCGATTTGGCGGTAAAGGCAAAGGTATTTATATCCCGACTGATGTTCTATCTCGTGCTGTTACATCGACTGTTGCGGCAGCCAATATTCAAACAGATGTTTTGGCTTCTAGCTTTATCGAACTTCTGCGGGCTCGCATGATGGTGCGTAAACTTGGCGCAACTGTATTGGGTGGCTTGGATGGCAACATTTCAGTTCCGCGTCAAACAGCAGCTTCGAATGCGGCATGGGTAGCTGAAGGCGGCGCATTAACACGTAGTGATCAGGGATATGATGCAGTGGCATTGTCTCCAAAAGGTGTTGTGGCAGGAACGACCGTGACTTTGCAGGCATTAATGCAGACATCTCCAGATGTCGAGGCGTTAACGCGAACTGACATTGCAAAAGTGATTGCTTTGGCGATTGATGCGGCTTGCATTAACGGTACAGGTTCAGGGGCACAGCCTCGCGGCATTCTAAATACAGCGGGAATCGGCTCTGTTGCCATGGGTCCAAACGGTGCTGCATTAAGTAATGTGGACCAACTTGTTAACCTTGAAACCTTGGTTGGCGATTCGGATGCAGATGTTGAAACCATGTCTTATTTAACTAACACGAAAGTTGTTGGTCAGATGAAGAAGCTCAAAACAACCACAGGTGAATATTTATTCAGCTCAAAAGATCGCGCTTTACCATCGGCAATTTTAGGGGCAAATGGATATGATTTATTCCGCTCTAATCAAATGCCTAGAAATTTGACCAAAGGCACCAGCGCGGGTGTTTGTTCTTCCATGATCTTTGGTGATTGGTCGTCACTGCTTATTGGTGAGTGGGGCGCTCTAAACTTACAGGTTGATCCATACACATCAGGTATTGGTAATATTAATATTGATGCGTTGCAGTTTGTTGATGCAGGTGTTCGCCATCCTGAATCGTTCGCTGCGATTACAGATATTCTGGCCTAACGAAATGGCGGGTGATTAATCACCCGCCATTATCAATTTTCTGAGGAGAAAAAAACATGAAAGTTAAATTGTTAAAAGACTGCCTCGTTGATGGCCAACATTGTCCAGCCGGTGAGGTTGCAGATGTATCCGATCAAGATGGTCGGTATCTGGTCGCTCGTGGGCATGCTGAACCTGCAGGTAAAGAAAAAGCCAAGAAAACGACGGTAAAGCGTATTTCAATTGTAATTGCTCGAACGTGTCTTGTTGAAGGGAAGCATGTTGAACTTGGTGATGTGGTATCGGCACTTGAAGTTGATGCAAAATTTTTACTTGGTCATGGGCATGCGTTTGTTGATGGCTCGGATAAAGCCAAAGAGCTTAAAGCTGAATTAAAAAAATCGGCGCAAGCTGCTGAAAAAGAAGCTGCTGAAAAAGAAGCTGAGGCTAAACAGTAAAATGTTTATTGAAGATCGCGCACCGTTTTTTGCGGATTTTGGCGAGGTTGCCACCATCGGTGGCAGCCCTGTCAGCGTGATCTTTGATAAGGATTTTATTGCCTCGCTAGAGATTGAATCATCCAACCCTGTGGCAGTGATTGATGAGGCGGATGCAGCAGCTGTAGTGCATGGCACGGCGGTGGTGATTCGTTCGGTGAATTATACGGTGGTGGGTATTCATCCAGATGGCACGGGCATGACCGTGCTTGAGTTGGAGAAAGTTTAGTGGCGCACAATCGCCAAGCGATTCGTGATGCAGTGGTGTCTGCCTTGACGGGCTTGACCACTACGGATGCATCGGTGTTTGCTGGACGTGTGTATCAGCATCAAGAATCAGAGTTGCCATTGTTGCGAATTTATACGAGGCAGGAACTGGTTGAATATGAAGATGAGCAATCGCCACGTGATATAAAGCGTATTTTAACAGTGGAAGTGCGTGGCATTGCCAGCGCAACAGGCACGGCGGAAAGCATTCTGGATACGATAGCTTTGGAGATCGAAGATGCCATGGATGTATCAAACAATCTTGGCGGGTTGGTTGCTGATTTGCAGTTAAAAGATGCAGACATCAATGCCGACGGCTCAGGTGATCAGGCTTTCGGTGATGTGGTTCTGCGCTATGAAGCAACATATTACACTGTTGAAAAAGCATCGGCAGTACCCGTTGATGATTTCATCACATTCCATGCCGATTCACAGCTTGATGCAGATCCAGAACCAGAACTTGTAACCGAGGAGACATTACCGCAATGACTGATACCGATAATAGAAATACACAGAAACAATATGTTCGCCCACGCGCGGGTCTGCAGGTTCGCAATCACATCACCTTGGAACCATTCCGCGAGGCAGGCACGTATGTTGATCCCAGCTCGCACATTGCACGCCGTGTACAAAGTGGTGATCTACTGCGGCTTAACAGTTTACTTGTTGTTTCGGTTGCTGACCTTCCTAAATTTCTTGAGGTGTTGTCCGATGCTGATTTGGAAGCGCTTAAAGCACTCGAAGGCGCGGCTGAAAATCCGCGCAAAGCATTCATCAAAGAAATCGACAATCAAGTTAAAAAAAATAATGCTGGAGGATCGAGCACATGATCTCATTTAACGCCCTACCAAACAATTTAAGAATACCGCACGTCGGCATGGAATTTGATGCCTCGTTGGCTGGAACAAGTGAGTTGATGCGCAAGCGCGTTATTGTTGCGCAGAAGCTTGCAACGGGAACACTGGCTGCAGCCACACCGACACGCGTCACACGTATATCAGACGGCGATGCCTTGGCGGGTCGCGGATCGATGGGTGGCGAGATGGTTCGAATGGCTCTTGCGGCTGACCCATGGCTTGAAACATGGCTTATTTTACTTGATGACGATGCAGCAGGACAAGCTGCAACAGGGTCCATTAATGTTGTTGGCAGCGCGTCTGCATCAGGCACAATTTATTTGTATGTAAATGGCATTCCCGTGAAAATTGGTGTCGCATCAGGCGACTCTGCGGCAGTCATTGCAACAAACATTGCAAACGCAGTGATGACCGCAGGCAGTCGCCTACCTTTAATTGCCACATCAATAACCGCAACCGTAGCTTTAACCTGCCGTTGGAAAGGCGAAACAGGTAACGATATAGATGTTCGCTTAGGTTATTTCGGTGAGCGTTTGCCAGCAGGGATAGCTATTAACATCACAGCGATGTCGAGTGGCACAGTGAATCCAGACATCACTCCCGCACTCGCTGTAATGGGTGAAGAATGGTTTAGCTGGATGGCAATGCCATACACCGACATTGCCAATCTTAACATCTTAGATGCCGAACTTAATGACCGTTATGGTCCCATGCGTCAAATAGGCATGCGCGCCTTTGCGGCATATAAAGGCACGCATGCAGAAGCTGGAACATTTGGCAATGCACGCAACTCAGTTCACGTGAGCACCATGGATATGGGCTTTGCTCCCGAAGCGCCGTATCTCTGGGCTGCAGTCATCGCCTCGATTGGCTCAAAAGCGTTTGATAATGATCCCGCACGGCCGTTAACAACGCTTGCGCTAACGGGGTTAAAAGCTCCCGCACTTCAAGACCGCCGCACTTCAATAGAACAGAACCTTAGTTTGTTTGATGGCATGTCCACATACACCGTCTCTTCGGATGGGACAGTCCGTTTGCAACGAGCTATTACGATGTATCAGAAAAACGATGCAGGCATGGATGACGATTCATATTTGGACTTGTGTACACCTGAAACGCTTGAGCGCCATCGTTTTGAACTGCGATCTGCTGTAGCGCGCACATATCCACGCCACAAGCTTGCCAATGATAATTATAAAATTCCGCCTGGTCAGGCCATAGCTCGCCCGAAAGATGTCATGGGCGTTGCTCTAGGTGTCTACAAGGTTGAGCAAGATCAGTATGGCTGGGTAGAAGATTATGAGGGTTACAAAAAAGAAATGACGGCCACTCGCCCCGGCAAAACACGCGTAAACTTACTGGAGCGTCCGCGCCTAGTCGGCCAACTTTACCAAGTTGGCATCAAATCTCAGTTTAAATTCGGAGTCTAATCATGGCAAGAAGCAACCAAGTACAAGGCAAGGTTTCTATCACTATTCCATCCATGGGCATTGTGCGCTCGAAACAGGGCGCGTCTTTGGATTATGGCGGCATGAAGCGTGATGCGGTGGAGGATGATCAGGGTGTGGCGGGTTATACCGAAGTACCTTCCGCACCATCGATTGATGCCACATTTACCAAAAAAGCAGGCATCAGCGTCAAAGCCATTGCCGACATCATCGATGAAGACATCTCCTTTGAAGGTGACGATGGCTCGTTTCATGTGTTGCGTCAGGCGTGGTGCTCTGAACCGCCAACACTTTCGGGCGGTGAAATCAAAGCCAAATTTGTCGCCATTTCTTGTGATGAGTTGAATGCCTGATGGCAAAGGTTGAAGTTCAATTAAGCAAGGGTCTCAAACTTGGAGAACAGGCTCAGACCCTTGCAGTTCTTCGCGAGCTAACAGCTGGCGACATTATTGCCGCATCTGAATCAGCCGAAAAGTTAGTGCAAACAGTTGATGGCCCCATGTTTGTGCAAAGCCCTGCACGTATGGGAATTGAATTACTGGCACGTCAAATCGAGAATGTTGGCGATATTCCTGCACCCATCAGCGTGAACATGTTGGGTATGTTGTCACCAGAAGATTTGGATTTATTGCAAGATAAAGCTGACGAACTGGATGATGCGGTTGCGGAGGCAGTGAATAATCGGGGGCGAGATGATCCCTCTGGCGAGGGCGTTGACGGACATAACACCAAGCATCTCAGCTAGATTGCACTGGTCGAGATATGAGGTTGAAAACCTGCGA